CATAAACTGATACAAGAAACCCGAGAACAGGGTTGGACAGGCTCAGATCAAGCCATACTTTCACGGTTCCTGAACAAGAAATACCCCCAATGGCCCCAGATGTGCGGTATCTACGGCTCCCAAGACGGAGTATTTCAATGGGACATTCCCCCAAAAGACGCTATAATTGTACATTTCAACGGGGCAGAGAAAGCCTGGCACCACGATAAGCTCTGGCTCAAGGCGTATCACAATCATTTCAAGACGCCGCCGACACGTAACCATAAGGGCGATGGCATCAGATGACTCAGTTCAAGCCTGGCAATCAATTATGGCGTAGACGCTTAACAACCGGCGCTCCCCGCAAGTACGAAACAGCCGATGACCTGCAAACTGAAATCATTGGATACTTTGAGTGGTTGGAAGACAACCCCTTACTTGAGCAAAAAGCATTCCAGTTCCAAGGCGAGATAATAACCACTGATGTACCGAAGATGAGAGCAGCAACGCTCGTAGGTCTTTGTTTATACGTGGGAATTTCAAGGAAAACTTGGCTAGATTGGAAGGCAAATCGCCCCGATTTACTAAACATCATGGAGACAGCCGAGGAAGGAATCTACAATCAGAAGTTTGAAGGCGCGTCTGCTGGGCTTCTGAAAGAGAACATCATTGCCCGTGAATTGGGGCTTGCAGACAAGCAGGACACCAATCACTCAGGAAATGTGTCTCTGTCCGATCTGTCTGAAGACGAGCTTCGAGCAAGACTTGATGAATACAACCGTAAAGCCCAGGAGGGCGAATCATGAACTACAAGCGACCTGTCGCCAGAGGGCCAAGACAAATGGCCGAGAATGCGCCAACCAAGGTCATGCCATCCCGCGCCCCTAGAATGCAGGCCCCCAGGATTGGCTCCCAGCGCAATGGAAGGATGCCGTTCCGACCCACGACCAAGGGACCAATGAGATGAGCAAGCCCCGGCAGTCTATCCAACCCAGAAAGAAGCCAAAGAAGATGAAGCCACGCAAGAAAAAGGTCATGAAGTAAATGCCCCTCAATCGCGGCAAGTCTAGGAAGGTGATCTCATCAAACATTCGCAAAGAACGGGCATCCGGGAAGCCTCAGAAGCAGGCGGTAGCTATAGCCTTGAGCAAAGCGGGGAAATCCAAGCGGAAAAAGAAATGATGCTACGCGCTCTGGCTCGAAAAGCCGTGTTCTATTCCCTTGCCGCATTGCTTGGCTTGGGCCTAATGGTTCATTCCGTCCTGTGAACGCTCTCTCTAAGGCTGAGATGGTTGAATGGCTGAGTCTGATGGAGGAACAGGAAAGGCGACAAGCTAATACGCGGTACTTGTCTGCGTACAACAGCTTCTACGATTGGCAGCGGGAATTTTGCGCGGCGACTGCCACCTACCACGAAAGTTGCCTATGCGCGGCAAACCAGATCGGCAAGACCTACCTTGGCACCGACATCGATGCTTTTCACCTGCTGGGTGATTACCCAGACGATTACCCTGGCCATCGTTTTGACTTCCCCCCGTTAATGTGGGGGCTGGGTTATTCGATGGAGAAGACGCGAGACTTGCTGCAAAGCGCGTTGTTCGGTGAGTTGCGGGATGGCACGTTTTCGGGTGGCTTGATTCCGGCTGACAGAATCCACAGCTACCAGAGCGCCACAGGCACGTCTGGAGCCTGTCGTACTGTGAAGGTCAAGCACAAGTATGGGATTTCAACGGTCCAGTTCTGGTCGTACACGCAGGGGCAACACGCCATGATGGGCGATGTGGTTGACTGGGTTCATATTGACGAGGAGCCAGAGGACCAGACAATTCGGCCCCAGGTTCTAACTCGGACCATCAACGGGGATAAGGGGAAGGGTGGCCGCATTATCTATACCCTGACACCAGAAAACGGCAAGACTGAGTTGATCTTGCAGTTCATGGAAACCCCGACTGACAGCCAGTTCTTCATGCAAAAGGGGTGGGATGACGCGCCTCACATGACAGAGGAGAAAAAGGCCCGTTTGTTGGAGGCGTACCCCTCATACCAGAAGGATATGCGGTCAAAAGGTGACCCGATCCTTGGTCATGGCCGGATATTCGAGGTAGACGAGGAGTTCATTACCTGCGATCCGTTCGAGATTCCGGCACACTGGGCGGTCATCAATGGCATGGACTTCGGTTGGGATCACCCGCAAGCCCATATTCAGATGGCCTGGGACCAAGATAACGACATCATTTACCTGACCAAAGCATGGAAGGGATCGAAGTTGTCAGCCAATGATGCCTATGGTGTAGTAAAAGAGTGGGGAGTTGGCATCCCCACGGCATGGCCCCATGACGGTCTTCAGCATGAGAAAGGGCGAGATGATTCTGTGCAACAGAAGGTGCATTATCAAAAAGCAGGCTTTAAAATGCTCCCAGACCATGCCACATGGCCCAATGTCATGCGTGATGGCAAGCAGGTTGGTGGCGGCAATTCGGTAGAGCAGGGCATTTATGAGTTGAATGACCGGATGAGGAAGGGTGGATTCCAGGCATTCCGAGGGCTAACGGAGTTCTTCAACGAGTACCGGCAGTATCATCGGAACGACAAGGGCAGGATTGTGAAGTCCTACGATGACATTCTTGATGCTGTGCGCTATGGATACATGATGCGCCGTTTTGCTGTTAAAGTAGGCGAATTGACCGCGCCCACGCAGGCGTATATTCCGCGTCCTATTAAGGCTCTGAGATAGCGAATGGCTGACCTGACACTTCAAGAGTTAAAAAAGCTCCACGACAAGGCGTTCAGCGCCAATCAGGTTACGCGGGAGCTCGCAGCCAATGACCGAGTTTTCAGTTGGGTCACCCAATGGGATGACGGCCTTCTCCAAGACTCCCAACTTTCCTACCGTGGCGAGTTCAACATCATTCGCAAGGCGCAGCGCCAGATCATAGGCGACCTTCGCTCTAATCCGATACAGGTGGACTTTGTTCCCAAGGATGACGAGCGCGAGGATGGTGCTGACCTGTTGGACGGGTTGTACATCACCGATGACCGGCGCAACTCCTCCCTCGAATCCTACGCCAATGCTTCGATGGAAGCGGTTGATTGCGGGGTTGGCGGGTGGGAGTTGTACACCGAATACGAGACAAGCAACGCGGGTGACAGGAACCAGGTTATCCGCAGGCGACCTATCTACGAGGCGAACAATGTCTCGTTCCCAGATCCAAACGCTAAACTCATGGACAAGTCAGACGCCAAGTATTGGTCTGTGCTTGAACCCTATTCCAAAGACGGGTATCAAGATTTATTCGAGGAGTTGACCGGGGAAACGACTGAGGCTGTCCCGACCAACTTCGCGGACCCTGACCAGTCCTATACCTTCCCTTGGGTATCCGGCCAGAATGAGTTGTATTACATTGTTCGGTTTTTCCATAAGACCAAAATCAAGGACAAGATTCTCACTCTGCTTGACCCGCTTGGCCAGCCGCTGCAATTGCGCGAGTCTGACCTGACGGATGTGATGGACGACCTGATTGATTCCGGTTACACGATAGACGAGGAGCAGACCAGATCCATTACCCGCTGGCAGGTAAAGCGGTACATTGCATCTGGTGAAAGAATCCTGAAGGTTGAAGTGGTTGCTGGCTCCAAGATCCCAGTGGTCCACACATACGGCGAGAGAACATTTGTTGAAGGTGAGGAAATCTGGGAGGGTGTTGTACGCCTTGCCAAAGACCCGCAAAGACTCAGAAACTTCATGCTGTCCTATATCGCTGACGTGGTTGGACGCAGCCCCAGAGCCAAGCCCATCTTCTTCCCGGAGCAGATTGCTGGGTATGAGTTCATGTATGAAGAGAACGGGGCCGATAACAACTACCCATATCTGCTTCAAAAGCGGTTCGATGGCAATGGCAATGAATTACCCTTGGGCGCAGTGGCGAGACTGGAAGGGCAGGAAGTCCCGCGTGATGCCGCCATTCTCATGCAGGAAACCCGCGCTGCCGTGGCTGACGTTGCAGACCCTGGCCTGCCTCAAGATATCGCTGATCCTGACATATCGGGTAAGGCTGTCATGGCGCTACAGGCGAGGCTTGACCAGCAGTCCATTGTCTACCAGCAGAACCTGAAACACGCGAAGCGGTGGGACGGTGAGATATACGCGGGCATGGCATCGGTGATTTACGACGCGCCCCGTAAGGTCACGCTGACGACTGAGGACGGCCAGCGCAACTCGATGATGATCATGGATATGGTCCTTGACGAGGAAACAGGTGATTTGGTTACGCTGAACGACATCACGAACCTGGAGTTTGACGTCTTCGCAGAGATCGGCCCTTCGTACACGTCGAAGAAAGAGCAGACCCGCGAGGAGTTGGGCGAACTGGCTATGGAGTTCAGGGAAACAGACCCCGCTATGCACATGGCCTTGAACATGAAGCGCCTGTTGCTGATGGACGGTGTAGACCTTGATGACATCCGCAAGTATGCAAGGAAACAACTGGTTCTGAGGGGCTTTGATGAGCCTCAGAACGAAGAAGAAGAAAAGATGATGGAGGAAGCCGCGCAGCAGCAAGAGCAGCCGGATGCCGCCACGTTGCTTGCTATGGCCGAGATGAAGAAAGCCGATGCTGAAATGATGAAGCAGGAGCGCGAGAGCCAGAAGGACCAGTTCAGCGCCCAGAACGACCAAGCTAGGACCCAGGTTGATGCCTTCCGCGCCCAGACCGATCGGTATGACGTGATGGTTGATGCGGAGAAATCCGGCGCTGAGATCCAGTTCACCAATGCCAAGACGCAAGGTCAGGCGATGGACAACATCCTCAAGATGACAGACCAGTATCGCGGCAGGGTGCAGAAGCCGCCTGAGCGAAAGCGGTTTGTCTATGACCCGCAGAGCAGAACGATAAATGCCGCTGGTTGAGCTAGAAG